CGGACGACACCTATCACGAGCGTGAGAGGAAGCATCGCTATGACTGATGCGGATTGGAAGGAACTCCAGCGCGACATGGAGCGCGAGGAGATGATCACGCGCGCCCGCGAACGCTATCGCTGGTTTGCCGAAGGCGCGCGCGCCGGGATGCTGCAAGCCCTGGAGGACGTAGCGCAATCTAAGACCCTGGAAGCTGCGGTGGAAACGCTGGCCGCTCGGCTGGCACCTGTCATTGGGAGGGATCAATGACACGAGATGAATTTGCCGCATGGGCAATGCAGAGCCTTATTCTGAGGCACAACTACATTTTGGTTTTGGATGACAAGGACGTCGAAACAATCGCCCTCAAGGCTTATCGCATAGCTGACGCTATGATGAAGCGCAGTATGACGCCACAAGACATGGAAGCAATAGTCAAAAAGGAAGTGGACAGTTTTGTTTCGCATAATGAACTGTACCCTAAGAAACCCTCGCAGCCATCCGCCCCACCCGTGTCATTCGCCGCCGACAGCGGAAAGAAGGAAAGCGACCCACTCAAACATTGGCAGTATTGGACGGACAAGGAACTCGAGAAGTTGCTGCGTTTGCATCGAAACGGCGTATCAAATGAGAACATAGCAAGGGCATTAGGACGTAAACGCAAAAGCATAACGGTTGCGCTCTGGCGCGTTAAAAACGGCTTGCCAATAGGCAAAAAGCAAAAGGTAGCAAAGGACAAAAAGCCATGAACGATTTTAGTCCTGAAACACGCAACGCCGCTTGGTGGTCAGGCGATTCACGCCTAGTCGCCAATGGGCGCGGCTTTGAAGCCGTAGCCATCAAGCTTGGCAAGATGGAGCGCGAGGACATCTCGCACCTCGAGAACGTGCGTATGGGTCACACCATGCAGCCCGTCATTGCCCGGCTATGGGAAGATAAGCACGAGCAACGGCTGAAGGATTATGACATCGCCGGCACCCATCCGTGCGCGACATGGCTGCGCTGCCACTTCGATTACATCACCGAGGACAACAAGACCCTGGTGGAGTGCAAGAACTACGCGCTGGCGGTCATGAATAAGTTTTCGGACGAAGGGGAGCCGGTTCGCATCCCTGACGCGGATCGTGCTCAGTGCATCCATGAAGCTGCCGTTGCCGGCGTGGACACCGTTTACCTCGCGGTGCTGTTCGGCGGGCAATTCTTCCGCACCTATCGCATTGACGTTTCCGAAATGGAGAAGGAAGCGCTGATTAAACAGATGGCGGTCTATTGGGGGCACGTGCAAACCATCACCGTGCCAATGCCCGAAAGCCCGGCGCAAGCGCGCATCGCTTGGCCCAAGGATGAGGGCGACTTCAAGCAAGCGGACGCGATGATGGAGAAGGCGTGCGAGCATCTGAAAGCCATCAAAGTGCAAATCTCGCAGCTAGAAGCGAAAGAAGAAGAACTCACTATCTATTTGCAGCGCAGCATGGAGAACTACTCGGAGATGCGCAGCATTGACGGCACTACGCTTGCGACTTGGAAGGCTGCGAAGGCCAGCAAGCGGTTCAACGCAGGCTTGTTCCAACAGGCGATGCCTGACATTTACTCACAGTTTGTTGTGGAAACACCGGGATCAAGGAGGTTCCTAGTAAAATGAAGTGGCAAGAAATACCCGTAACTATCACGATGGCGAAGAAATCTGCCATCAATGCGGTGGTTGCTCAGTGGGGTACTGACATCACACTCGGAGAATTGTCTGAGAAGACGCACGCGGAACTGGAGCGGCTGCACAAGCTAGGCGGTGTTGGCAAGAATAGCCTGATGCTGGTGCTAGAGAAGGCGCGCTCTGGCGAGGACGTTCGTCACCCCATGCACCGCCCAATAGGTGACTCATGAGCGACATCATCCCATTCGCTGACATGCGCGCGATGGCTGACGTTGCGGCCAAATCTCGCATGTTTGGCTTCAAGTCTGCTGACGAGGCGCTGGCTATCATGCTGCTGTGCCAAGGCGAAGGGCTGCATCCGGCTATTGCCATGCGTGACTATCACGTGATCCAGGGGCGCCCTGCGCTCAAGGCTGACGCGATGCTCGCACGATTCCAACAGGCGGGCGGGTCTGTGAAGTGGACTAAGTATCAGGACGATGTGGTGTCTGGCGTCTTCGCGCATCCTGCCGGCGGAGAACTAGAAGTCACTTGGACTATGGCGCAAGCCAGGGCTATCGGCCTTGCCACCAAGGACAACTGGAAGAACTACCCGAAGGCAATGCTGCGCGCTCGCTGCATCAGCGAAGGCATCCGCACGGTTTACCCGGGCTGCATCGTCGGCGTGTACACGCCCGAGGAAGTGCAGGACATGGAGCCTGCGCGCGATGTTAAGGCGACTGTCGTTGAGGTTACGCCGCCTGCTGAAACCTATCCGGTCATGGTGCCGGGTGGTGGCACTTACTCCAAGGCCAGCACGATTGACGGTTGGGTCAAGGTGTTTAACGAACTTGCTGGCAAGGTGCTGTTCTCCGACAAGTTGAGTATCGAGGAGAAGGGCGAGAAGATGCGTGGGCTTTGGGCTGCAAACAAGGAACTGATTGATAGCCTGCCTGCGACTGTTACTGAACAACTGAGAAAGGAACTTGCAGATGAGTAATGCGTATCAACACAAGCCCGGCACGGGTTCCATCAGCGCACGCGGCGAGAAGCCGAACGAACGCTCTCCTGACTACAAGGGCGAGATCGTGCTGGATCAGGACTATAAGGCCGGCGATACCGTGAAGCTGAACGGCTGGATCAATACGTATCAATGGGGCACGCGCGTTGGTCTGCGCATTGATAACTGGAAGCCTGATCCGAACTACAAGAAGCCCGAGTATCCACGTGAAGTGCGTGGCAAGGATGAAATCCCTTTTAGGTTTGGCTGACCTATGATAGCTTTGCTTTCTCGCACAAAGGAGCAGAGCGTGGTCAGTCTCAAGAAATGTGTTTCGTGCAAAAACGATCTGTCGTTGGAGGAGTTTTATAAACATCCCCTAACGGCAGACGGATACATGGAAAAATGTAAAGCTTGTCATCGCGCTCTAATGCAGTTGAACAGGCAGAAAAATTTGGAGCGGCTACGCGAGTATGACCGTAACAGAGCACATGATCCGGTCCGCAAAAAACGACAGGCCAGAATCAGTCGTGAATGGCGAGCCGCTGATCCTAGGCGTATGCGCTGCCACAATGCAGTCCGGCGAGCCATCATCGCCGGAAAACTTACTAAACTCGGTTGTGAGCGTTGCGACAACAAAAAAGCATACGCTCACCACGACAGCTATGATGAACCTCTCAACGTAATGTGGTTATGCCAGCCATGCCACAAACAAAGACACAAGGAGTTAACCCAAATGGGCAAAGAACCATAATGCCAAACTCACGCACCAAGGGCGCGGCCTTTGAACGCGAGGTTGTGAACATTATCAAGGAGGCGCTTGGCGAACAGGTCAAGCGTAACCTCGATCAATGGCGCGACGGCGGGCATGACATCGCGCTCGGGCCTTACCTGATCGAGTGCAAGCGCCGGGCAAGCATCGCAGTCTATGAATGGCTGGATCAATGCACGGACGCCTGCAAGGGTCAGAAGACGCCCCTGGTGGTTGCGCGCGGCGATAGGCGGGAAGCGGTGGTGATTATGCGCCTGACTGACTTCCTGCCGCTGCTGAAGGACAAGGGAGAAAAAGAATGAGCGACCTCCAGATCGTCATTGGCCGCGATTACACAAGAGAGCTTTGGATGGCCGCAATCATGCGCGGCGATGAGGTTATGACTGTTGGTTATGAAGCTACGAAAGAAGAAGCGATGGAGTGGGCGCGCAAAGCCGTGCAAGCCCGAGGGTGGGAAGGAGAAAACCGAGACCCTCCTGACCTATACGAAAGAGAAGCGTGGGGAGAGAAGGAATGAGCGAAACTATCACATCAAAAGGAAAACCGGAGATACGGTTGGAGTTTTTTTGCGTGAGCGACATAGGCAGAAAAACTCGGGATAGTCTATCATTATCTGCAAACCGCGCTGGTATTGGGGTGTTCGTGCAAAATGATCTCGAAATCACCAGCGTTGATATATCGTTAAGCGATGCCCGGATTATGGCTGAAAAATTGTTGGAATACATAAATGCGCTGGGAGAAAAGGAATGAGCGACATCGCAGATAAAATCTATGCCGCCACTGGACTGACGCTCAACGCAGAGGCAGCGGCAAAGGTTGCGCATATGATACGGCTGGCGCGCCAGGAAGCCGCCGACGAAATCGAAAAGCTGCGGGAGGCGCTGCGCGGTCTAATCGAATATGTAGAAAAAGAACAATGTGATCATTTAACTTTGAGGCGCGGAACGTTTTGGACATTTTGTGATAATTGTGGTGGGAAATGGGCCAGCGATGAGTGGGATTTTAGACCACCAAAAAAAGAATTAAAAGAAGTGGCGACCGCCCGCGCGGCGCTGGGAGAAAAGGAATGAGATGGAATGGCAAGCTAACCCAGGAACAGGTTGAGGCAATTAGGGCGCATCCCTTGCCAGCCATCCATATAGCCAAATACTTTGGCGTATCACCGCGCACAATCCGAAACGTGCGCAACTTCGACACTCACAAAACAAAGGGGACTATTCATGGCAAAGAAGCCAACCAGCACTAAAAAGCCAATCGCGGTTAAACAACAAAAGCCGCCCAAAATCTTCCTGGCAACGCCCATGTACGGCGGGCAATGCTACGGGCATTACGCGCAGTCAGTCTATCAATTCCGCGATGTAGTCAGAGAACGCGGCTGGGACATGGTTTTCAGCTTCATGTTCAATGAGTCACTGATCCAGCGCGCACGCAACGGCATGACGCATCTGTTCCTGAAATCAGACTGCACTCACATGCTGTTCATTGACGCCGACATCCAATTCAACCCGCACGAAGTCGCGGACATGATCGTCGCTGACAAAGACGTAATCTGCGGCATCTACCCGAAGAAAGAAATCAACTGGTGGTCTGTGGATAACGCGGTCAAGGGCGGCGTGCCTTGGGACACAGCCGGTTGAAGTCGCAGCCGCCGGCACAGGCTGGATGCTGATCAAGCGGCAAGTCTTTGAGAAGTTGAAGAAAACCACCAAGACCTACACCAACGACATTACCGATTTGTCGGGTCAGCTTGGTAACGAGAAGATCTACAACTTCTTTGATGTGCCTATCTGCCCTGAGAGCAACCGGCTTCTGTCAGAGGACTACGCCTTCTGTCACGCGTGGCGCGCGATCAAAGGCAAGATATACGCGGCGCCATGGGTAGGTCTGACGCATATCGGCACCTATCAGTTTGATGGCAGGGCGATCCCCGCGCCATGAGAAACCGCCGCTTAGACCCTGACTACGCTCTGGCCTTCTTGCTGCTGGCGATTATCTTCACCGTCGGCTTCGTTATCGGCGTAGTCATGAGCCTAGCCTGGAAGGTGATCTTCTAGCGTTTTGCTGTACGGGCGCTCTTGCGGAAAGAAGATGCCGTAGGGGCGCCCTTGCTGCCGGGCTTGCGCATACGCTCGCCAGAACCCGCCTTGATGCGAGCGCGCTTGGCATGGATGTTGGCATAGAGACCGGGCTTCATCTGCACTTCCACCTTCTCAAAGAGGCACGCGCCCGAGTAGCCGGGCCTTTGGCCTTGCGCACAACGCCCTTCATGCGGGCGCAGAATGACTTGCGGCGCGCTGCATCGCGCTTGGTCTTTACCTTGGTGACCGGGGCCTTCAGCTTGGAGCCTGTAGCGCGGTTGTACTTCGCGCGCCCCTTGGCAGTAAGGCCAGCACCTTCACGCGCCGGCAGCTTCTCGCCACGCCCTACGGATAGGTTTGCCATTACTTCCTCACCATGTTGTTGATGGCGTCCGTCTTCTCCTTCGATCCGGCACTCGAACCGAAGTAATACGCCACCACGCCACCCCAAGCCGTGCCCAAGGTGCCTAGCATCACTAGCATGGCTTCAGACCCGCCGTGTTGTGGTAAGCCGTTGCGCAGCATGTAGAACAACACGCCGAAGTAACCGACTGTGATCAAGCCGGCCAAAATCTTTGGCGTCCAATCTTTGACCTTAATCTCACGGTTACGGGCGCTGTCACGATCCGAATTGGCAATGCGCTCTAGGTCAATGTCCAACTCGCGCATCTGCACCGCGAAATCTTGCTCGGCCTTCTTCAAAGCCAACAACTGCTCTGGGGTTGCCCTCTCAGCCGCTTGCAGCAACTCGACCTCAGAACCGTCAGGCTTGCCCAGGAGCGCCTCGCTGATAGCCTTGGTTGCCATGCCGGCCAACGGACCGCCAACCGCCGAGGCGATGCTCGGGGCGACGGTTTTCACTAGGTTCAGCAACTTATCCATTGGACCTCGCAAGCATGAAACTAAGGTTCGGATGGCGCGGATAGGTGACCACGCGCTCACCCTCAGGACATCTATACTTGATCGTAGCTAACAAGGTCGCACGCCCAGGCGCAATAGTTTCTTTATCAGACAAGGTAAGGAGGTAAGTGAAGGTATCAATTTCTGGACCAGCCGGGCCGGTAAAACGGGTCATGCTCGGAGTCGCGGCATGAATTACACCAGCGCCATCCCGCACAGTGACCTCAAATCCCTCCACCGAACAATCATCGCGGCGCTTGATGCGAGCAACGGTTACAGTGATGGGTTCGCCTATCTTGCCGGGTTCGATCTTAAAGTGCTCAGGCGCCCAGGAGATGATTTCGTTTTTGAAAAACCCAAACTTCTCGCCGGCAGTATAACCCCCAACCATCAGCGCAAAGGCGGCTGTAGCGAACTGGAGAACCGGCGTTAGCTTGGGTAACTCCATCTCATGCCTTCATCATCAGCATGGCTTCGTCCAACACCTCGTTGACGCGCCTGCCCCACCCTTTGCCAAAAGTTTCCCAATGCGGCAACGCCTGTAAGTAGTGCAACCGCTTGGCTTGATACTGGTCAATGACCTTAGGCAGCGTTTCACGTGAAACATGCTCCAGCACGGCGGCAACGGTCTTGTGCCCGATAGACCCGTCCGCCTCCGCACCAACCAAGTCCTGCAACATCTTGGCCGCACGCCCTGGTCCGCTGTTCACGGCGAAGTCAAAGACGCAAAAGTCCAAGCCGCCGGGGAGGTCATCACCGCGCACCTTGTCCCAATACTGCTTGCGGTAAATCTCGCACAACTGCGTGTCGCTGATCATCTTCAACTCGTCCACACTAGCCTTGCGGCCCAGGTACAAGCTGAAGGTAGCAAGGGTCACGCCCTTGTTTGTGAAGCCGCCCGGGTCTTTCGGATGTGATACGAAACCGCCTTCGTGCCGCAACGTGATCCCAAGGCATTCAGCAAAGTTGTGCTTCACAGGCCCTCGCCGGGAGTAACAAAAATAAGAGCGTTGTTGTGTTCCGCAATCGCGGAAACGTACACCGTCTTTGTCGAGCTGGTCTGCGGACCCGAGATCACAAACTTGGCGTTTGCCGGGACAGACGTGGTGTTGCCGGGCGTGCCGCTGATAGGCAGCGTTGCCGCCACGTTGGCGTTACCCACGCGCACATAGACCGCCTTGTTCGAGGCGTCGTGGTTGCCGAACAGGTACTGGTTCGACGGGCTGAGCGCTGTGACAGCAACCGTCACCGCCGTATTGGCCGTGGGAAGCTCGATCCTGAACGTATTGCCCATCGGTTGAAAGGCAATGTTGTTAGCCACGGTTTTTCTCCGGCTTCGTAGTCGGGGACTTCTTGGGATCGTGCGACCCGCCAAAGCACCACATGCTATTGAAACCGCCAGGAGGCACCTTGCCCGGGGTGAAGTAACCACCGCCCAAGCCGTAGGTGTCCTGGGGAATTTGCGGCCTAATCGGCCTCAGAGACTTTTCCATCACGCTTCCTTTCCCGAAGACTCGGAATGAAGACGGCTAGTCCGAACGCGCCGGCCATAGCCATACGCTCCCACGTGGGTTCGTACATCGCCCAACATGATAGCGCAAAAGTCATGAACATTGCCAGAATTGAAAAGACCCGCTCTGAAAGAACTTCGAGAGCGATCCTGATAACGCGCAGAGTTAAATCCATGGTGTTTGTCCCCAAATTTACACCGAGGACAGTACATCATTTACGCCTCGTCGTCATCACTATTCATGAAACCCGACCCCCATTCGTCGAGGTCTGCCTTCTGTTTCAGTGCTTCTAGCTTGATAACCCTATCAATAACCTTGGTTTTATCGGTCAAGGTCGCTGACGGATCAGCCATAACTTCCTGCAAAAGTTTGGCAAGGGCCTCCTCCAAAGCAGGATTCAGCCCCTTAGACTTCTTAGCCACGCGCGGACTTCCTGCCCTTGCGAGCCGTGGACAGGCTGGCCGCTACCGCCTGACGCTGGGGATAACCCTCACGCATCATCTTGCGGATGTTCTTGCTAATGGTCTTTTGGCTTCCGCCGAGTTTGAGTGGCATTAGCGCCCTCCTAATGGATTGTTGAGTCTATCGAACAAAGGTTCAAGCATCTGATAGCCGACATAACCCGCGCCAGCAGCCCCAGCGCCGGCAATAGGTAAACCAAACCGCAAAGCGTATTGGCGCGCTTTCGTTTTTACCAAATCGCCAATTGCCGCCTGCAAACTCATCTTTGCCTCAGTGCGATTACTGGCGCGCACAGCAACGTCAATTTGTCGCTCTAGGCTGTCCAACTCGAAACGATCAAACAACCCTGATTCCTCAAAACGAGGGCGAACATTGTTGCGCCACACATTACCCATTTGAGAAACGTCTGCTCGGTCAAATCTTGCAGCCGCATCGTTAAGAGTGGTTTGTAATTTTTCTAACTCTTGCACGCGTTGTGTAGTGGCAGCACGGGATGTTTCTACGCCCTGTCGAAACTGCTCTTGCAGCCGCCGCATCGCAGCCGCATTGCCTTCTCGTTGCGCGACTCCCAAACCGTATTGCGCCAACTTTCTCCCCAACTCGGGATCACTATAAATGAAGCTGTTTTTTGGGTCTTCGAGCCAACGCACTATTTTGGCTGCATCCATGCCGCGCAACTGATTAGAGGCATAACGTTCAGCAAATTGACGCACCTTGTCGGCGCCAATCAATTCGCTTGCAAACCTCATGGTGTCACGGTCACGGAAGATAATAGACGCCAACCTATTTTCGCCTGTGGCATAAACGCCTTGAGGCAAATCTGCGCGACCAAATGGCACTTCCTGCCTTTGCGTCAATGCTTGTCCAAAGTCCGTCAAAAACCTGTTGTACGCCTCTGAAGCACGCGCGTATTCCTGACGCGGACGAGCGCCCTCACCACCTCGGGCCAACCAACCGTTCAATGCGTTTTCAAGTGCATCTGCCGCTGATTTCGATTCTTCTTGCTGTAAACGGTTAAAGCCAAGTGCTTCGCCACGCTGCCCAACATTTCTGAGCCGGCGGATTTCGCGTTCGACCAAACGCCAATCCACCATTCTTTTTCTGCCGGCTTCCGCAGCTTCCGCCTGTTCAGCAGCACTTACTTGCCCAGGAACGGCTTCGGTGGGCGCTTCAGCACGTGGGCGCCCAAATAATTCGTTTCGTATTTTGACAAAGGCTGCGCGTTCTTCTCCACTTGTAGTGCGTAATGCGCCCGCCCCGCCGCGAATTTGCGTGTTGAGCCATTGACGCAATTCAATGCCTTCTGGTGATGCACCAAATGGCATACTGCTTTGGAGAGAGTCGGCGGCAGATTTGTAATCTTCAAACGCTTTTCCGCCTACCTCACGTTGCGTTTTTAACGCACGGTCTAACGCAGCAGTGGATTCTCGCCTAATTTGCGCATCTAAGTTTCGGCCTCCGGCAACGTCGGTTCCACGATCCGGCGCAACTAATTTCGCCTCCGTGCGCGCGGCCTGTTCTATGGATTCAGATGCTTGAGGTTGTCTTTCTGGGGCTTGCGCTAAACGCCGCGTCGCTATCTCTCGACGAAGCTGTTCACCGCGTAAACGTGATTGTTCACCAGCCAATTGTTGCGTGGCCGGCTCGGCGGTTTCAGTCACCATGCGCCGCAACTGTGGTGCCTCTGGCGTTTGAGGCGGCGTGGGACGCATAGCCCTTCGTGCAAAACCAAGGGGGGCAAAACCTCCAAGTGCCTCAGTGCCAGCACCAATCGCCTTCGCTGCTTCGGGACTCATCCCGCTTTCTTCAGCGGTCCTTTCCGTATATTCGCCAGCACCGCCCGCCAAACCGCCTACCAAACCACTGACAAACCTAGACGCTGGGCGCATCAATGGAGCAGCAGCCTGCAAACCTTTGCCGGCCAAGCGCGCTGGTGCATAAGGAACAAACTGCAACGCCCTGCCTGTAGCGGCCACGACTTCAGGCGCAGCAAAACCGGTTACCGCTCCGGCTCCAATGCGTGACGCATATTTGTCGTCAAACTCATCAGCGTAACGCGGCTCTTGCGGGGTAGATGATCGTTGCGACGGCTCGCGTGCCGGCCCCAAAAGGTCATCAACCCTCGGAGGACCGAGTAGATCATCAACTCGCATCATTCGGCTCCAAACTGTTGACGCAAGATGTCTGCCGCTTGCTCGCGCGTTAAACGTCCGTTGCGGTACGCATCGGCAACATCCTCTGCGCTGTTGTAAGTTTGCTGCGGCGCCTCTCGATCACGCGCCGCGCGGCGCAAACCACGCTCCGCTTCTCTGACACTACCCGAGTGCTGCAAAAGATCGAGTGCGCGCTCGTTAATCAATGGTCTGCCCCTCGGCCCCACAAGTATGCGATTAATGTCAGCAACATTGTACGGTATCAAGGCCGCTACTTCATCGCGCGACTTCGTGGCGCTTTCAATTTGCTCACGGTTTGCACCAGAGTTGCGCAATTCAATAAGTCCTAAGTCCAACTCTTGTTTGGCAAGAGCCAAGAACAAGTACCAGTTGAGGCGCGTATCTCCGGGTTGCGGCGCAATACGCGAGAACTCACGCAACGATGATTCGGTCACGCCGCCTGGACGACCAGAAGCCTGAATGGTTGTAATTGCGCGCGTAATACCGGCTAGAATTTGCTGCGTAGCGCGTTCTTCCGTAGTGGTTATTCGCTGTGAGGCAAGGCGCAACAAACCCTCAGTTATCGTTTTGTTTGGATCAGCAACGTAATTTGCCAATGCTGGCGGTGCGGCCATAGCTGGTAAAGTAGAAACATTCTTTAATTCTAAAGCGGCCTGAGACACGGCGTTAGACACGGCGCTGTTGTATCGGAATTGAACTGCTCCACCTGGGCCACTCGCACTCCCTTGACCACGAGGCGGCGCCATTTCCACTAACTGCCCACTCGGATCACGGATCAATTCACCCGTTGCGCGATTGGCCGCGTAAAACCTAGGCTCTCCATCTTCGCCGCGCACCATGCGAGCAATTGGCGCCTGACCAGTAACTTGATTGCGATAACGCTCAAGCTGCATGTTGGTGTTCTGGACGCTCTGCAAAAAACTTAACATCCCTTGCATACCCTGCCGCGAAGCCGCCGCACCAGCGATAGAAACACCATAACGCGCGGCAACCTCACGCGCACGCGCAATGCCAGCATCCATGTCAGTCTTAGCTAGATCAAGCGCGTCCTTGAACTCACGCTCTAACGCTTGGTTCTGCGCCTGCACACGCCGCATTTCGACATCAAAATTCTGCCTCTCACGGTTGTAAAGGTCCGACCTACCCTGACGCCAACCCTGCAACATGCCGCTCATGGCGTTCATCGCGCCGACGGCAGACCGCTTGCCCGCAGTGCCGGTCATCGCCGCCGTCACACCCAACAAACCGAACAGGGTGCCGATAGACAGGGCGTTTTCTTGCGTCGGCACAAAGTCAGGCGTCTGCACATAACGCTCGCGCATACGCGCCAATTCTTGCCGCTGCGTTGCGGCATAACCCTCACGCGCCTCGCGTTCACCGCTTGCCAAAGCAAGGTCGCGTTGCGCGGCTGCTCCGCCCGTGCCGTCACGCTGCATACGCTGCAACAAGTCATACTGCGCCTCGGCCCCTGCCCGCATACTCTCGGGCAACTGCTCTACCGCAGCCGCAATGGTTGGGTCGCTAATGCGTGACTGACGCGGGGGCCTTGGCGTTGGCGCTGACGGCACGCGTTCAGACGCAGGCACGCGAACCTCAGGTGGAACACCGGCGTCGCGCCTTTCCGCGCGTTCCCTTTCAATTAACTGCTGACGGCCCCGTTCTACGTAATAAGGGTCTAAATCGGGGTTGTCTTCAACCGGAGCGTTTAAGGTTCCACCCATGACTTACCTCGCTTGTGTCGCCGCCGACATGCTTGAAACAACCGGGCCAGCTAAAGTGTTGGCAAGGTTAGTGAAAAAGTTTGTGCTCGCCTGATTCAGCGCCTGATCCGCCTGCATCCCGGTCTGGATAGCGCCACGCATGTACTGGTCACCAATGTTGGCAACACGCAAGCCAAGGTTCATCTGGTTAGTCAAAAGCTGTGAGCGCAACCGCTCCAGGGTTGCCGTTGCCTGCACAACCCCGACGCCACCCGTGCGGGACGCCTGTTGAGCAATCCTAGCCTGCGCCGCTTGATAGGCTTGAGCAGAAGCGGGCGACAACTCACCGCGCTTTGCTTGATCCATAAGGGTGCGGCCCTCTTGCTGATACGGAGCCGCCATAGCCGCTAAATCTTGCCGGGTACGCTTTGCTGCACCAGCACCGCGCATTTGCATCAAACCACCAAGACCAGCGCCGCCAAGGCCCAAGCCTAAACGTGCGAGCGTTGCCGGGTCTTGAAGCTGCTTGCCAAGGCTAGTCGTTAGACGATCCACAAAACCGCGCTGTGGGCCGGCTTCCTGCCGCGCAGTCTCTATTTCGCCTGGAGTCAGGTCGGGATAAGCCGGGGCAGGCCCACGGAACTCCGCCGGAGTAATTGGCATTTGACCGCCAGGACCAGCCGCAGGCGCCGACAGAAAATCTACCCCAGGTTGAAATGACGCTTCACCACCGCCGCCAGGAACTAATTCCTGAGTAAATGCGCCTTCGCTATACACAGGGCTTGTGTAAGCATCATAACTTGATCCTGCGTCAAATGCCTGGGCCGGGGCTTCAGCAAAGGACGCAAAATCCAACTCCTCGAACTCGGGCAAGCCCGTGTCAGGATTGGTTGTGCCGCTACCACCTTGCTGCTTGAGCATACGCGCTTCACGCGGGGTGATGTGCGCAAGCACCGTGTCTCTCCCTCGGCCCCGAGAGCGCAAGATTTGAGCCATCGCCTTGAGGTCAAGGTCGCCCATGGCATCAGTGCGTAGAACCTTGGAGAGAATTTCCATCACAGCAATCCTAGAGCATCGGCAAGCCGTAGCGTTGCCTCGTTCCAAACCTGATTCTTATTACCAAACCTCGACAGGATTACGCCAGAAGTCGCAGGGTCGAGGCCGGCAGACAATACGGGCTGCGACGCCGCCTGACGCTGGACCGTGGGCGCAATGCGCGGATCGGTGACAATCGGGCTGATGCGCACTTGCTCCTCGCGGCGCCTACCGGGCGGTTGGGTAACATCCCGCCTGCCTGTAGTCTCGCCACCGCCAGTAGTACCGCCTGTCGTGCTTGTGCTGGTTGACGTTCCGCCGCCCGCTTCGGCACCTCCGCCGCCTCCGCCACCACCACCGCCAGAACCACCGCCCTGCCCGAAAGAGGTAAGGGTAGTGCCAGGACCAGAGGTCGCGCCAATGAGTGTAGTATTTCCAAAGCCTGTGCCGGCCATACCAGTACCAGTACCTGTGCCCGTGCCTGTTCCGGTAACGCCTGTGCCTGTGCCTGTACCAGTGCCGGTAACGCCTGTGCCCGTACCAATAGTGCCAGTGCTGGTAACGCCCGTTTTATCGCCGCCAAAAGTTGTCAGCACATTGTCGCCCGTTGCGGTCTTGTCACCGCCAAATGGCAACAAACCCGTCGTTTCTAGTATCGCTCTGTCGGCTTCTGTGACGCCACCGGCACCGAAAGGCACAACTGTTTTGCTGCCGCCCACACCTTGCTCGGCGCCAAATGTGAACAAGTCGCGCAAAACATTAGCAGACTCAGAAGCGCCACGTTCATATTCTGCCGCACCAGCGCCCTCATCCGGCACAATCTCTTGCGTAAATGTTCCGCTTTTGGGGGTAGTCTCATAATCACCAATAACTTCAACATCTTGGTCGCCGCCAAACTCGCCAGCACCCTCATCAATTTGACCCGGACCGCCATTACCGCCAATTTCGGCGCTCAAAGGCGTAGTCAAGTATTGTGCGGCGTTAAAACGCGCTGCGGCTGCGGCGTCACCAGCCGACGCGCCAGCAATCATGTTGTTCAAAGTTTGCTCTGGCGAGGCGCCCGCTGCCATTTCGCCGGTCCAATACGCCAAACCAGCGGCTTCGGGAGGGCGCCCAAACAATGCTTGGTAAGCGTTTTCCACAAACTGTTCGTTGGAAACAGGTTGCCCGCTAGCAGTGCCTGCCAAAGCGCCGGCGAGTTGGCCACGCTCTTGTGCGTTCAACGCCTGCGCACCAGTTGGCGCAGCAGTACCAGTACCAAAAAGAGTGTTGGCAAGATCAGTTACATACGGTCTAGCAATGGAACCAACCAAACCAGAACCAGCCCCGGTCAACGCGCCAGTGGCAACATCACCGCGGTCACAGCCGCCGAACCGCCACCCGCCAAAGCACCGCCAACAGTGCCGGCCACAATGTTGCGCGTGTCACCAGCCGCTACGCCAGAATAATTCAAACCGGCTGTGACCAAAGGCGTCGCAGCGCCAGTAATAGCGCCAACCGCTGCCCACTCGCCAATGTTTTGATCCTGTACGGCAGCGCCGGTTGCGAACGCCGTTCCACCTTTAGACGCTTCGACCACTGCTTTTGTTAGATCGGCATCAACCGAACCAGCGACAGTGCTCAAACCCAATTCCGCAGCAAGCTCACCACCAGCACCAGCGCCCACTATGCCGGCGCCGCCTGATAAGGCACCAACAGCACCGCCAGTTAAAGCGCCTTCTAATATATCATCGCCAACAAGACTGGCTTGAACCGCACCAGTTACAGCACCAACGCCAGCGCCAATAACAGCACCACCAACAACGCTACCAACCGTAGCACTGCCAATAATCGTTGTTGTTGCCGCCGCGCCAGTAAGAGTTGCCCCAACAACCGTGGCAGCGCCCGCAGCCGCCAAACCGCCAGTAGCTACAGTCGCAACAATCGCAACGCCAATAACGACCGTTTCTTCAACACTGCCGCCCATTAGAGTGTTGCCTCCACCAGATAAACAGGTTTCATTTTACGGTTAATCAACTGCATATCCTGACGCATTTGACCTTGAATGCCTGTGCGTTTCTGCATCTGCAGCAGCAAATTCGCCATCGCTTTGTCTTCGATAATTGTTGTAAAACCGCGATAGCCCAATTCACGCAAAGTATTGGGCAACACCATCATGCGCTTCGCTGTTTCGCTGAACGGCTCCGCTGAAAACATGTGGATTTCCACAATACCCTCAGGCAACATTTCGCCACGGCTGTTGTACCGAAACACCAAAAAAACCGTGTTGCCAATTTGAACGGGTTTTGCCACGCCACCTTTAATTAACTTAGCAAGGTTCTCAATAAAGGCATCAACCCTTTGCCTGTCGCCTAATTGATTCATTAGGGTTTCACGCAAAACAGTTACCGTGTCTTTGCCTCTGACGGGGCTACGCCCGCGCGGTTGTGCCAATGCTTGTGACATCACGTAAGCCCCAATCTCTCCGCTATCTGCTGATGAATAGTCAGGTGCAGCGATAGCCAGTTGTAAAACTCCTCCTCCTTATCCCACGCATCGTCTTGGAGGTTGAACGGATTGGTCAGGTCCAACAACGAAGCAAAAGCCTGATGCTCTACCTGATGCGCCTGCAACCAATCGTCCAAATTCGCGGGATCGGCATTAGCCAAAGGATACGCCGGAACTACTATCCCTTGCGAGTAAAAAACTTCTCTGAACGTCTTGTGCTGGACAAAATTAGCAAAAAGCATCTCGTCCAGACCATCCAGGTCGCCAAACTTAACATCGCTAAGGGAATCGAAATCCATGGGTCATACACCATAATAGGGTATCTTTTTATCGACACCCCCTATCTGAATGACGATGTAACCCTCTGGAACTAAAGGCAAACTGCTTGTGGCGAACGTCGCATTAGCGGCGGTGGTACCACTGAGATTGGGATACGACAGAGTAAGGTTGCCCACATTCGTCGTGGTAGAACCAAGGGTAAGGGTCGCGTTTCCCAAGCCAATAGTGCTGTTAGCAAGATTAGCATTGCCAATGCTGATGCTGGCGTTTGCAGCCGCCGTTAGCCGCCCCTGCGCATCCACTGTAAAGGTTGCAACAGTGTTGGCGCTACCGTAGCTGCCAGCCGCGACAGTCGTATTTCCAATGCTGATGGAAACATTGCTCGCGCTAGTAATACGCCCCTGCGCGTCCACCGTAATCTGAGCAACGTTTGTCGCATTACCATAGGTGCCGGCACTTACAGCGGTGTTGGCAAGGCTAATGGTGCCAGTCGTCGTAATCGGACCGCCGGTTAAACCTGTGCCCGTCGCAACATTGGTAACTGTTCCGTTACCGCCTCCGCCACCACCGCCACCAATCGTATTTGCGACCTTCAGCATGGTTCACAGTCCGTCGCCTGGAGTGATGTAGATAACCGCCGTGTTCGCGCCAGTAATGCCAGTGAAGTAGGCATTGGGCACAAAGGTAAGGATTTCGTCGGTGCCAGGAAGTAAGGGAAATGAAGCCTGCGAGGAGGTAACGACCACCGCATTGTTGCTCGCCTCCGCCGCCGTTGACCCGTACCCCAGAAACACCGTGACCGTACCATTGTTGATAATGCGGTATTGGTTACCGCCAAGGCTGGTGGACGCCGCCTGCACCGGAGTGGGCGCGGTTGTATTAGCGGTGAAGGTCACCGTATTGCCCATCTTCGTGAAGGCGTTAATGCCCATCTCAGTTTCCTTTCTTGGCCGACTTAGACCGCCACTTTCGCACCAAACGCTTGACCGTCTGTGTTTCGCAGATACGGATGACAGACCACACTATACTGAATAATGCAGCCATTGCAGGCAAAATCTGCGCGAGAGTACCAACCACGGTGGCAATACTTAAAGCGTCAACAACGGCTTTGGCGTGCTCTGGCGTATCTGTCTGCATCAGGCACCGCCAGGGGCCACAGGCCACACGACATCCAACGGAAAACCAGATTGCGTGGGAATGTCACGCAAGGCTTGTCGGTAGGTTGCCCAAGCAAGATCATCCACCGGCGCGTCTGCAAGTTGCGTCCAATCACACGCTGACAATAGCGCGTTCCTTTGCGCACGCACTTCAGCGGCTTGAACAGATGTATCAGGTGCCGGCGTTACAAACTGGCCGTTGATGTAGTCGTCGCCTATTTGCGCTACATCACTTTGTATCCAGTTGGATTCCAAGGCGCTTTCCGACAAAGCCACATTAGTAACCTTGCCGTTCTCGATGATTGCGTATTTCTTTGCCATGTCACACCTCAGTACGAAGACACAATGACA